GAAATTTTAGTATCAACTACTCTTTCAGCTAAAGTGCGATGTAGCGCCTCTCTGAGCTTTGCATTTTCTTGTTGAAGCACTTGAAGTTTATCGTCATTGTCATTTTGCTCATCAGCATGAGTACTGCCTGTGAGCTCTGAGTTTGACTCTTCTTGTGTTTCGGTTTCTGGGGAGGACTCGGCGTTTTCAGAATTAACCACTTCTTCTTCTTCTTTGCCTTGTTCTTCTGTTTCCACTTTTTCTCCTTCAGATTCTTTTTCCTCAGTAGGAGACTGCTCTGCATTTTCTGCAGCTGGCGCCTCAACTAATGATTCATCTTCTTGTGCTTTCTTTAGCTTTTCGATCTTCGAAGTAAGAACATCTACTATAGATTGTTCACCAGCTTCTTGTGCTTCTTGAAGAGCATCTGATAACACAGATATAAGATCTACATTTTTTGATTCTACATTTACAGAAGCTTCTTCTTGTGAAGGAGTTTCTTCTGATTCTTCTTTTGGTGCTGTAGCAATTGCTGACAGGTCTTGGCTTAGATTTTCGACAGTAGCCAAAACATCATCACCTTTAACGATTTCGTCCATTTCAACATTCTCCTCGTCAATTATATTCTTTTCTGATAGTAACGCAGTATTATCAGCCTTTGCAGTTTCACTTTCTTGAAAGGCCAAAGCCGTAAGAAAAGCTCCTTTAACATGAAGATAAAGTGGTCTAGACTCTTTTTTCTTCATACCCTTTAAAATAGACTCATTTTCTTCCACAGTGGTTATGTCCTCTTTATCCATGTGTAAGATAAAGGCTGTGCTTTTTGCTGTCCAGTTTTCTGAATCAGTCACAACAGTTGATCCATCAATGGCTTTAGAAGCTCTTACGCTAGATCTTTGATCCGCTGGTTGGTTAACAAATGAGTATTCTTTAAAAGAAATGTCTTGCATATCGACGAAAGCAAGTTTACCCTTATAAACTTGACCACGCTTAAATTTAGCTGTCTTTGGTCTACCGTCTGCTGATTCAGCAGCTAGGTCTTCACCAGAAATTGAGCAAACTGCTTTGCCGGCTCTTCCGCCAACTGATCCAGTCAAGTATCTCTTATCTGAGATCTTCTGAGCAGCCAATGGATCTGTGATTGCCACCTGTAGTCTTACATACGGTGCACCGTCTTGCTCTTTGTCCATCTTAGCAGCAATGATTCTACCAATTGGCTCAGAGTTTAAATCGTGATTTAAAATAATAGGCTTAGGATATGGCTCAACCCATGATTGGAGAGCCTTTTCTAATTCTGCTGCTGAGTAATTATTATAGTTAGCAGTTAGTCCGTTCGTGTATGGCAGCCACCTCTATAATGAGACCGTGGTTCTTACTGAATGATTCGGAAAAATCATTTTCCAATCCTGATAGGTCAGGAAGTTGAAGTGTGAAACTTTCAACAAAATCAAATGCCATTTTAACGCTCCGTTTATTTTAATGTATTATCAATAGTAAATTAACTTTTATAAGATTAAACAATCTTATATAAAGATATCATACTTTTATGCTGTTGCAAAAAAATTACCCCTAGAATCTCCATTTGAGATAAAATCTTGCATCATTCGTTTATGCATTATGTGAGGAGCATAAAGATAAGATGCCGAGTAAAGTTTATAGCCCATTTTTGCCGCGTTTCCAGACCAACCCAAATCTTCGCCCTGTGTATGGAGCGAATAGTCAACATTCTTATATACGTCTCTTGACATCATTTTTGCTGCCATGATAACATCTGATTGAAAATACTCACCAAGTGGATATTTTTCCTTACGATAAGCTTGACCACCAGGTTCTTTTATCCAGTTCATTACACTTGGATACATTGTATTCGTTGGAGTCATAAACATTAATGGACTCACTGCATCTGCGCCAGAGTTTACGTGTGCAGTTAGTAATTGGATCGTATTTTCGTTGGTCAATAGTATGTCAGAGTCTAAACTAAAAAAATAATTTGGATTAATATCTCTGACTTTTGACAAAAGAGAATTTCTTAGATTAACCATATTCTGATACTTAGATATACTCCAAGTTCTTGTTCCTTCGTCGTGAGAAAAGTGAGGAATGTCTTGTTTTATATCTAGAATAAACTCTGGTATATCTGGTCTTGCGTTTCTATATTTAATTAACATCTCTATAGTTTTTTCATCATCTGGAGATGCTTCAAATACAAAAGCGGTTTTTGAAAAATCAATATTTTGATTCTCTATGCAAGAAATCCAATAAGGAAATATCCAATCTCTTTGATAGATTGGACAACCAATCACTAGTTCAATCATAAACTACTCTGAAATAGATTTTGTTGTTTCTTTTACACTCTTCTTAGAAGGTGTGCTAGCTTCTGTAACTGCAGGTTCAATTTTCTCTTCTTTGATTTCAACAGCATTAACGTTTGACACTGGCGCTGATGGAGTCACTTGTTCTATGGTCTCTTCTTCAGGTTCTGAAGTAAGAAATTCAACTATAGAATCAATAACATCCACCAAAGCCTCAAGAGCTAATCTAGTTTGACCATTGCTAACTGCTTTTCTAAATACTAAAAGAGCATCTGCTTCTGTATTATCGCTACTTGTAATTTTATCATTTACATTAAACATCATTATTATCCTTTTCAACGTCTGACTCTATAACAGTATACTCGCTATCCAATAGAGATTCAATTACTGATAGAAAATTATTATCATATCTTTTAATGTCTGGAGAAGTTTTTCTTCCATTTTGATTCATTGGCCTCATAGCATTACCAACGCCTCTTCTGTTGTTTGGCGTATTCTTCTGCCCTGGTCCTGCAGATTTTTGACCATCAGATGTTTTTGGTTCAGGTGGCTGATTCGCTGCTTGTGCCTTAGCTTGAGCTTTAGCAGTGGCGGTTGTTGCATCGACTTGAATATCACTTTGTATTGATGCGTGAGTTTTGTTCATGTCTATATCAGAATCATATCCTAGCTCTATACGAGCTTCGTCTAATGTAATTAAATTAGAAACATATTTTTGTATAACATGATTCTCTTTTTTAACTTGCGTATCAACGTCTATTTCCTTAAACTTGAAATAGCATCTATCAGAATCTCCAGACTCCATTGGATTTGAAATTGGGTCAAAACCACCCTCAAATAATAGTTCATTAAATATATTTAATCTTACCATTTCCGAAAATAGCTTCTGCATTTGTTTGATTCTATCATACAATGCAACATCCAATCTCTCCGTAACTGATCTATTGCCACCATTCATCGACATACCAAGATGGTGTGGCGCAACGCCTAATCCAATTGCAACACGTTCTTTAAAGTGATTTAGGTATTGACTTGCATCAAGAGCAGATCCTTGTGATCCGATAACTTCTACGTCATGTCTAAATGGAAGAATTAAACCACCTTCAGCTCTTAAGTTTTCTATTTCTATAGCTGCTTGTGTAATTTCTTCTGGCTCTGCTGGTTGCTCAGCTGTTCCAATCTTATACTTATAGAGTGGAAATAATTCTCTGTGAACAAGATTTTGAATGTCTTCTTCAATTTGACGAAGCGCAATAACGTCGTCTAATACGTTAATCAAAAACGGAGTGCCAAATGCTCTACCAGTTTTTCTATCAAAGTGAAGATGAATTACTTTTTCTGCAGTCCAAACTGGATTTCCTTCAAGCGGCATATAGGTAAGCGGGTCTGTCTCTTGCCTGTACGATTTAGGTCTGTTGTGCTTGTCTCTGAATATTCTTACCTGTTCAGTAGGGATTAGATAATAACCTATCACTGGAAGATCTCCAGTCATAGGTGCTAATTTATCTGGAAAATATTCATTCAAATCACCTCTTGCTTTAACGATGAAAGCATTAGAGAATTTAAAGAGTTGATCTGAGACTTCAATTAAGAAATCAACAAATGGTCTCTTCATTGCTATTTCCATAAAATCTATTCTTTGATGAAGATAAGAAATAGCTTCTGGGTTTTCAGAAACTATTTCCCAACCCTCTTTCCAAAAAAGATCTTTATACTTAGACATAGCTTGCTTGACATAAGAGTCCGTATCAACAGCCTGCATTAACCTTTCAAAGTCATATGCTGGTCTTTCGAAGGTAGCTCTATTATTGAAGTAATAGTTGGTACCTTGAAAGCCAAGAGCAAGTGATGCTATTTTCATAGCCTTAGACAGACCCTTTACTTGTTCTGGTGCTAAAGCCTTATCAGAAAAGGTAAGATCTTTGTCTACTGTTTGAAATGGTAGGTAATCCCTAATTGCCATGGTACGTCCTTATTTAAGCCTATATCTAATAGTAGACTCAATTTGTCTAGGCTGTAATTTATTGTTTTTCTAATATTCCTGCGGCTTCAAAGGTCTTCTTAATAATAAGATCCTTTACAGCCTCAAGCCAAAAAATTGTCTCAGCCTCTGTAAAATCACTCTTGTAAGCGAGGTTTTTATCGCTAATCTTAATCTCTACAATAAACTCTGTTTTTGGTTCAATTGTTTCATTTATTTCACTCATGTTATTGTCCTTTTAACTTTCTTATGATATTTGATTGCTGTTTAATCGTAGCTTCCTTAATGACTAATTCGGTCATTAAGCTGCTAAGTTTTTCTTGGAAAGTTGCAATTATAATATTTACATCTAAACCAGAATCGTCATTTTGAATAATTTCAGATGTCATTTGCTCTTCCATACTATTCGGTCTTATTCTAGACATTCTAGAATTATACCACACCATCTAACTTTTCAAGTTCTTGGTCTATAAAGGTTTCCAAACTATTCCCTGATAATACATAAGAAGTTATTTTATTAAAATAATTACTTATTCTTTCTAAATCTTCATTATTAAAACTAAAGATAGTAACAATTCCTTCTTTAGCTTGGTCAGTCAAAACTCCATCAACATCAACGGTTTGTATTGGGATAATTGAAGCTCTATATTTATCGGCCGGAGTTATTACTCCACTAATAGCTTGTAAGAAATAATTTACTTTATCTAATATTTGTTGTTCATCCATATGTATATTCTACCATAAACCCTATTGTACTAACTGAGCAAAGATGTATGCAGAGTTTAATCTTGCTATACCAAATGTAGAATTAGAACCAAAAGCATACTGTGTCCCGGTTCTAATGCTATCATATCTTTGCTCAGTCTCTATTCTAT